GAATAACGGCGGTGCCGCTGGTGCTGTTGCTGGTGCTGGTGCTGGTGCTGGTGCTGGTGCTGGTGCTGGTGCTGGTGCTGCTGGGGCTGGTGCTGGTGCTGGTGCAAGCGGAGCAGGCGGTGCTGCTGGTGTTTCTGGGTTTGAACCGGGGCATCAGTTTGACCATGGTGGACTCACGCCATTTAGCGGGGGGTGTTCTTAATAATAATACTGTAATAAAACTATAATAAAACTATAATAAACTATAATAAAACTGCAATAAAACTGTAATAAAAACAATTTATCTCATTAATTTAATGAAATTAATTATCAAGTCAAAGAAATTAATTATAAATAACAAAGTAAACGATGACAATGTTCATATATTTAATCAATTTTTTATACCAAGCACTGATGAGCGATACGACGAGATAAAATTTTGCTTAAAACAAAATGTTGAAAACGATGATATTGATTATATTCATTTATTGTGTGAACGTATATATACCGACGAAGAACTAGGTATTCAATCAAATAAAATTATCCAAACAAATATAGGCAAACGTCTTACGTTCCAAGATGTATTTCAATATATACGCACAAACGATATAACCGGCTATTTAATCCTATTAAACTCTGATATATTCTTTTTTTCGGAAACTATTAATAATTTAAAACGCTCCAATTTTCATACACATAAACTATTTGGTGCAATACTTCGATATGATTATAATTCAAAAGATGTTTCTAAATCCAAAATTTTTGGTCCAAGGTTTGATAGCCAAGATACGTGGATTTTACATTCTAATTTTAACATTCCAGAATTTTCCGAAAAGACATTTGATTTTGAATTTGGAAAACCGGCGTGCGATAACAAACTTATTTATTTAATGAGCATTCTTGGATATGATATATTAAACGACCCGAAACACATTAAAACACTACACGTTCACGAGTCAAAAATACGTTCTTATACTATAAAGGATACTCTACCTCTCCCATGGGGCGTGATCTGCCCCTATTCATATGAAATAGATACCCTTCCCAATAGTCTGGGGATTTGGATACAACAGTTCTCTGTTTGGTCAAAAAATTTTACCACATTAATGTTGGAAGATAATAAATATTTATCAAATTATATTTCCGACAAAATACAGTCAGGTAAAAATTTTATTATTCCAAGAATAGCCGGAATTGAAAATAATACGGCGGTTTTCCAACGCATTATTAATGAAAATCCGCATAAAGATGTAACCTCGCTAAAACAATATATTCAACAAATATCATATTCTATGAAAAACAACGCCGGCATTCAATTATCCAATACAGCCGACCTGTATTCTAATCTTTATCTTTCTGCATTTGAAAAGTGTGATATTTTCGCATCTTGGGAGCCACAAGGTTCCTACGTCTCCCATATTGCTCATTCACTACCATATGTGTTAGATAAATATAAGGATAAGCCCACATTTTGGATTTCCGCATTTGATATCTTTCATTATATTTTTTCAGAACCTTGGACACATTCTTTAAAAGGTAAGCGATTATTAATCGTTTCACCTTTTATCGAAACAATAAAAGAACAGTTATCTATTCGCGAACATTTGTATAATGGTGTAGACCTTTTTCCCGGATGCACATTTGAATTTTTAAACCCCCCTCAAACACAAGCAGACGAACCTAGTCAAGATTTTTTGTATGAGATGCATCGCTTTAAACAGAATGTCGATAAAAAATTAAACAGTTTTGATATTGCTTTAGTATCTTGTGGAGGGTATGGAAACCCTATATGTGCACACATTTATTCAAAAGGTAAATCTGCTATATATGTCGGGGGAGTTTTACAGATGTATTTTGGTATACTTGGAAATAGATGGATAAAGGACCGCCCTGATATTATTAAATTGTATCATAATAAATACTGGACACGTCCAAAATCTACCGAAAGACCTAAAAATTGTGGAAAGGTAGAAGGTGCGTGCTACTGGTAGTTAAATGGTTTATCATCGTCGTGTCATTTTAAATCTTGAACGAGTTAATTCATAAAATTATAATTTAAATGTAATTTGTATATTTGTATAAATGAAGTTTATTATAGCCGGCTGTGTTAGAAATTGCGAAGTGCACATTAAACACGTTTTTAAAAATATTAAAACTATATGCGATATTATTAATGTAAAGAAAATTGTGGTTGCATATGATTCTTCCTCCGATAAAACGCTACTTGAACTAATAAAACAAAAAAAACATAGCCCAATAGATATAGAAATTTTAATTAATAAGAATTCGCTTACGCCGCATAGAACACAAAATATATGTAACGCTAGAAATAAGCTATTACAATATATTTATAGTTATTCTCCTAAGATAGATAAATTTATAATGATGGACTTTGATGACGTATGTTCGAAACCCATAAATGTGGATGTTTTTAAAAAAAGCTTGGACTTAGACGCCGATTGCATAACATTTAATAATAAGAATTATTATGATTTTTGGGCTCTATCATTAGACAACTTCGAATTTAGTGCGTGGCATCTTAATCCTCCGCGTAAATATTTGAATTTATTAAGAAATTATTTAATAAAAAAAATTGCTGATTCGGAAAAAGAATATATAGAATGTGATTCTGCTTTTAATGGTTTAGGTATTTATAAATTAGATAGCTTCAAAGACTGCAAATATCAGTCCTTAATGGATTATAAATATTATAAAAAAGATAAATTGGATTACATAAAAAAAACATATAATATTGAGATGAATAATACAACGGCGCCATATGATTGCGAACACCGAATATATCACTTAATGGCCAAAAAAAAGAACAACGCTAATATAATTATTTATAAAAAATTCTTGTTTCCGGAATATATTGGTTCTCATACAAATTTTATTGCTTAATTATTTATTAAGTTAGTCTAACAATATTATTTTTAAAATAATATTGTATAATGAAACTTCTCATTTATGGTTCTAGAGGTTGGATCGGTAAGCAGTTCTTAGAAATATTACATTCACAAGGGATTTCTTATCATATTGGTACCGCTCGTGTAGACGACACAGATAAGCTCGATGAAGAATTAAAACGGATTTCGCCCACCAATGTAATTTCTTTTATTGGGAGAACGCACGGAGAAATCTGCGGCAAAAAGTATTCTACGATAGATTATTTAGAACAACCGGGAAAATTACAAGATAATTTACGCGATAATCTTTTCTCTCCACTATCACTTGCTATACTATGTAACTCTCAGAATATTCATTATACTTATTTAGGAACGGGGTGTATCTTTACGTACGATGAAGACCACCCTTTCGGCAAAGAAGAGTCTGGATTTTTAGAAAATAGTCTACCAAACTTTTTCGGGTCTGGGTATTCCACCGCCAAAGGTTTTACCGACCGTCTTATTACGATGATAGGAGGTAACACCCTTAATCTGAGAATACGTATGCCGATTACAAACGAGGATAATCCCAGAAATTTCATCACAAAAATTACAACCTACAAAAAGATATGCTCTATTCCAAATTCTATGTCGGTATTGCCTGAGTTATTGCCGCTTGTCGTTAAAATGATGCAAGATAGTGTCACTGGAACGATGAACTTAACTAATCCTGGTCTCATTAGTCACAATGAAATATTAGAAATGTATCGTGATCACGTCGACCCGCATTTTACGTGGGAGAATTTCTCCCTGGAGGAGCAAGCCAAGATACTCGCATCCGAACGCTCTAATAACTTCTTAGACACAAGTAGATTAGAGAAAATGTTCCCCCAAATCAAACCTATAAAAGAAAGCGTGAGGGAAATGTTAGAAAATTACAAAATAAATAAATGTGTTACAGAAAATCGGGATACCGAGGTATCTTTACTTCAACTAGGAACGGATTTTGAAAACACGAAGGATACCACACTGCTAGTAACGGGTGGTTGTGGATTTATCGGTTCAAACTTTATTAACCTAATTATGGAGAGATTTGATAACATTAATCTTATTAACATCGATGCAATGTATTATTGTGCGAGCGAGGCAAATGTTGATTCGGTATGGCGCGATTCCCCTCGATATACGTTTGTGAAAGGCAACGTGTGTTCGATGGATTTAGTTACCCACGTTCTCACATCACACCAACCTACACACGTTGTTCACTTTGCTGCACAGTCTCACGTGCAAAATTCTTTTACAGACGCGCTTCAATACACAAACGACAATATTGTGGGAACACACACACTCCTGGAAGCAACACGTCTTTATGGAAAGATTAAGAAGTTTATTCATGTTTCTACCGACGAGGTGTATGGTGAGTCTATGTTGGATGTCGGCGAGGTGCACAAAACAGAACATTCTGTGCTGTGTCCCACGAATCCATACGCGGCGACGAAAGCAGGTGCCGAGCTTATGGCCCAGTCCTATAATCACTCTTTTGGTATGCCCATCGTGATTTCGCGCGGCAATAATGTGTTTGGTCCGAATCAATATCCCGAGAAGGTTATTCCTAGGTTTATCCAACAACTTAAGGCTGGAGAGAAAGTGACGATACAAGGAGATGGTAGTTGCGTGAGAGCGTTTTTGCATTCGCACGATACGGCAACGGCATTCCAGACAATATTAGAACGGGGAAAGATAGGCGAGATATATAATATTGGCTGCGACG